CTCTGACATATTAGTTAAGATATATTCAAGCGGTACAACTTCAGACGATGTAATCGAGCTCTCTCATGATGATGACAGTGGCCTTCCTATAAATCAAAGGATGCAGGCGTTTTTAGTGAATGAGCTGCAGAAACTTTTAAGCACTCCGGCAACGGGTGTGGCGCCTCTGCTTATACCTCCAGTACGTGTTGTACAATATAATGTTACATAACATACACTAAAC